CAGGGAGTCCTATATCATTCGTGGAAAATGTGATTAAATCACAACACGAGTGAACAAGGTAAACTGCCAGGGTAGTTTTATATTGATGCATACCAATGCATCATAACAACTAAAGGAGGGGCTTATGAGCCGATCACGTAGTAGAGACACGAGAGTGTACACTGGATTCACAATTGTGGATACACCAGGTACAACCTACAGTGCTCCTGGTAATCCGTATGATTACCACGGGCAACTGGAGTCGATTGTTGACGAAGTTACCCCTGGATACGTTCAACGTATCAAACAGGGCGAGATCATCATCAATCCTCTTAGTCTCTACAAACACAGCCGTGACGATGCAACCAGCACCCTGTTCTTTGGCATACACCCTTCATGGGGTTCACGCCAGATTACGGGAGATTTCGCTGGTTATGCTCGTAAGTGGGCAGAGGGTCAGAATTTAGACCCCTGGCCAAACGACGCGTCAAATGCAGCCGGTAATTCACTCATTAAGGCTTACGCCAAAATGAATGCATCACCGACACTGCAGGGAGTCAATTTGATCGAAATGGATCAGACTCTCAGGATGCTTCGTCGTCCCTTGGGTAATGCAATTTCGTTACTGACCAAAATGGTTAGGAAGCGTGAAGCATTGCTCCGAACAGCTAAAGACTTTATGAAAGCCTCAGCTCAAACTTGGCTCGAATATCGTTACGGCTGGACTCCAATCATCCTTGATGCGAAAGCAATCGCCAAGGAGGTTCACAAACTACGTGAGCCATATGAAAAGAGTCGTTTAGTTGCCCGTGCCAGCATTGACCTTGGTGCAAAGTTAACCAAAGTTCAATGTAGTGGCGCTCTCCCCGGCAATTGTGGCGGGGAGTACACGTACACAGCACATAAGCATGTGCTTGTACATTCCGGGGTCATCTATGAGCAATCAGCTCAAACGAGTAACCAACGGTTAAAGAAGGTACTTGGTCTTCGTGACCAAGATGCCCCTATTACCGTTTGGGAACTAGTGCCCTGGAGTTTTGTGGTTGACTGGTTTGTCAACGTCGGGGAATGGATTCAGGCTGTAACGCCTAATCCATCAGTTACTGTAAAAGGTAGCTGGACAACTACGGTTACACGTACACGGGATGAAGTAGGTCCAATACGTGCTTCACTGTATGTTGCCACTCCCCCTGCAACGACGTATGTGAGTGTAGCAGCTGGAGGCGATTTTACCTCTGAGACTGTTGTACGAGCATCAAACCCGTCATTACCACTCTCACCGCAGCTGACTAGTGGTTCATTGTCAGCTCTACACTCAATCGATGGCTTAGCGTTACTTGTGGGCTCTATTTGCAAGAGTTTACGAACGTTTCGTCACTGATTGCGCCTCAAGGAGGTTTTACATGGGACTGAAAAATATGTCTCTACTCGCCGGCGCTTCTGTTGAAGCAACTGGCGGCACAGCTCAGGTTTTTGCCGATAACGGCATAACCATCTCAAACGGTGTTCAGTTGGTAGTTCCGGCAGATGCCGATTACCAAACACGTCGTCAGTGTACAGCCAAATATCGGCCTCCTACACTTGACAACACCACCGGCGCTTACGGGAAGGATAAGAAAAGCATATCGTATGCTAAACCTATCGTCCTGTCTACGGGGAAAGTTGTTTTCAACACTCTCCGTATCGAGCGCGAAGTTCATCCGTCTCTTACCGCTGCAGAGTGTATCGAGTTAAATAAAATCGGTGCACAACTGCTTGTGGATTCAGACACGGATAACTTCTGGGCTACCGGGTCACTCTCGTGATTCCGGCGTAACTGTCTCACTCTAACCATAAAGGAGATAGTAATGGTAAGAAAAACCAAGGTAGGCAAAATAACCTACAGCCAGGACCGCTTAATGCTAAATACAGCAGCGACCCTAATCAGGGACTTCCAAACCAATCTTAACGAACCGTTGTTCTGCAGTGATCTACTGAGTCATACTAAACTCGGAGACATCGCAGCGATTCGTGGGTTGGACTCTACACTTGATTTTACGGAAGACGATGCCTATAGATTTAAGGCATTGTACCAAGTAGAGTCATTAATGAAGAGGTACAGGTTCAGTAATGATACCTATAGCGATGAAGAGCTCCAGAAACTTGCAATCAATAAGTTTTTGGATACCCAACATCGGTTAGTGGATGTCGACCTTGAGAAACTGTCATTGCAAACAGACAGAATCCTCGATCGTGCTGCTAATTACGTGGCCAATTTACTTGGCCCGTACGACGAGTTAGAGCATCGTCACCTCTGTAGATTTGGAAGGAAGGCCTCGGTCGGTATTCCTGCGCGCAAAGCTTGTGAAGCTGAGCGCTGGGAAGTTCCGATTTCCGGGTCTCAAGAGCAAATCTCATGGTTTGATGCAGAGATGCGTCAGCTATGGTTTGCCCAAGATTATTTGGGCTACCGTAAAGACAGTGATCCGTTAGGATCCATCTACTGTGAGACGAGCTACCTGAAACTGACGCTAGTTCCAAAAACGTTTAAATCGTTACGCGTAATCATGCCTAATACCACAATTGGCTCTTATATGAGCTATGGATTAGGTGAAATGATGCGGAAACGACTGCAACGGAAGGGCTATGATATCAGACGATTACAACAAAAACATCGTCGATTAGCCCGTCGTGCCTCAGTAGTGAATAACTACGTAACGGCCGACCTCTCTAGCGCATCTGATTCAATTTCAGATGCGTTAGTACGTCGCTTGGTTCCATCTGACTGGTTCGAAATATTGTCCCAGTCTAGGATTGATCAAGTGATGTTACCTGATGGTTCATTAGTGCGAAGTCTAACGCACTGTACAATGGGCATAGGGTACACGTTCCCACTGCAAACGCTTTTGTTCTTGGCCTTACTGAAAGCAATCGAGAAAGCTGCTTTTCCAAAGAGCCGACCCGATCTGATCTCTGTTTATGGTGACGATATGATTTATCATCGTCGGATCCATGAGCGGGTGTTGGAGGTTTTTGGTGAGATTGGATTTGTCATTAACGTTGATAAAACGTATAGTGACGGATTCTTCCGAGAGTCCTGTGGAGGAGATTACTTCCACGGGGTGGACGTTCGACCATTCCAACCTAGGAATGATCAGGTGAACGTAGGCAAGAAAGCCTACGAAGCCGTACTCTATAAGTACATCAATGGTTTGTTGATGCGCTGGACAGAGTATGAGATAAGCAACACACTTAGGTTTTTATGTCAAGAATTAGCCGAGGTGGTCGATGGTGCGAAACTCGTACCTGCGGACTATCCTGACGATTCTGGCATTAAGTGTGTCTCATTAATCCAACCTCAGGATTTTCTGAGATTGGTGAAGTGCGTCAAACCTAGAGTAATCGGGCATGGTCTCTATCGCTTTATTTATCTCAGATTTCAACCTGAGGTAAGAAAGGAGAACAGACATGACCCCTACTATTGGGTTGCACTTCGGGGCGGCAGCCAATCACTTCCTTATAATGATTGGTTACCTGCTGCTAAGCCTCATCGGCCTTTTACCAGTAATATTATTGATAAAACTACTGGTTGCGCTGATGTAGGTGTTCCGCTTCTCTTGACAAGGAGAGCAGAACCTGTCTCTACGTTCCGTTCAAAGATTTCGGGACGCAGGTTTCACCGCACACAGACCTTTGTGGTTATATCACACACTGGTCGATACGTGCGTCAGTCCGGTACCTCATGTTTTGAGGACCGTAGTTAACGAC